ACAAAGTTGCCGGAGTCATCATTGATGATGACCTAAAGCAACCTATCATTCATTACATGTGTGAAGCATGTGGAACGGAGTGGGTTGAATGACATACGTTGCTGAATTTATTGGACATATGATTCAGGAACAAATGGGGTTTAATGACCTTCATTATTTTAACCCGAATGCACCTTATGGCGGCCCTGAATATAGGGTTCTAAAACCGCCAACCCCAACTCATTACACCACTGAAGGTGGTGGATACTACAGCTTGCGACCGGATTTGACACGACGTGCGGGTCCGGCGTCTTATGCTGTAGCGGGTGGTGCATTAGCCACTATTGGCGTATTATTGACTGCCGAAGCCACCCATCGGGCTTATGGGCATGTCATAAAGGACGAATCGCCACAGACTCAACGTTCTATGTGGCGGTCGTTTTCACAAGGATTGACCGGTGGATTTGGAACCGGTTCTTGGACATATTAATATATCAGTGTATACACCCTGTATACATGGCGAAGTTATATTGGCGAGTGAAGCGAGAGAATAAATGGACTTGGATTGCAGCCACTGGCGAGAATACAAGGGAGATTTATAATGAAACAAACATTGAATGTGATGTTGAATGCCTTGTTTATCATGAATATGATGAGGAAAGGTATTGCCCTTTTTGTAAGAAGGGACAAGACATGTCAGATTATCGAAGAGGTATTATCCAGGCATGTTTAAGCTGCAATTCGAAGTTGGAGGCGGTGATTAACCGATGATTGATTGTTGGAAACTTCACAAGTGGTACAAGATTCGGGAACCTTCCCGTGCATTGTGCCCACACTGTTGGCGGCCATTGAAATGAAATGTGCCGTTTGTACAAATGTCCTACGGATTTACGGGACTTTGGAAAGTATAGCACCCTGGCTATGCGAGTGCGAAGAGAAATCTGCAGCACAATCTTCTCAATGTCGGACAGCGCCTGTGCAGCAGACGATTACATTGACGGGTTCGCCGGAAGCCCAATTGGCTAATTGGCGTAATTACCCGAACAACGAATGACAACGATTTTAGATTGTCACTTTCGGTGGAAGGGCGGAGAAGATGAGAAGTGAGGGCTGAATAACCCCTCCTGAGCAGATTCGTAGGGAGGTCGAAGAACTTCTTGACCGCTGGCGCTACGGGGGAAATAAATAAAGACCCCCGTAATTACGGGAACTTCATGGCACGTCGATTTAAGCGCAATTCCATGAAGAAAATTCAACCTGCTGTTGATACAATGCAGTTTGATATTACTATACCATCCGGCACTACCCAATACATTGACCTTAGTCAGTGTGCTAGTCTGATTAACCGTCGATTCTATCGTCAGGGAATCAATTGGGTTGTTGGAGGATTCAAACTTGCTACTGCTCCTGCTGTTGGAACTGTTGCAATTTCAAAATTGCAGAACACTTGGATGACAAGCAACGCTTGGGAAAAATCCATGCGTACATGGATGCGAATGAATGAGGAAGCATTGGATGAATCTACTGTTCGTCCAAGATTTTTGGATTTCAAGATTTTTGCTGACTCAGGTCATCATCAAGCCGGTTTTGGTGCAAATCTATTGCCGGCTGTTGGAACTATTGGGTCCCTTAGTGTTGCAGACGCTGGTGAATGGGAGCCATCGAAAGTTGTTGTTCCAAACACTGCGGGTGCTGTCGGTGCAGTCAATAATTTTGAAATTATTGCAACCGGCGCAAATTATCCCGGTGGTGGAGCGAGTGGATTGAACGCTGTCTCCATGATTGAAGGTTATGCAGCTTCCCGCTCATTACCTGATGTTCTTGACCCAAATACTCCTGAAGACGCAGCAGACGTCAATGGAGCCACACCTGAAAATTGGATGAGTGCTCTTTTCAATGAAGGCACCAGCCAAGATGACCAAGTTCTCACTGATATGATTAGAGAGAACAACGTTGCACCATATCCATTTGAAAATGGCCCGATTGCTGGTGGTGGAACTTACACTGACACCCAGTACCCGGGTGGTGCAAACCAATTGAATCTTATGCAATTACATGATATTTCAGGAATTACGGGAACCACAATTGGTGGCGACACGATGCTTCGTGGCGGTAATTTCCCATGTGGTCTTATTCGTATTGATTGGACAGGTGACGCCGATCTTGATGGCATTCTTTTGATTAATCTTGTACCCGGTCCTCATCGAGGGTACCTTTGTGAATCGATGGTGGAGATGTGATTTTTATGACACCTACACCAGATATTGAAACAGTCCAAGGTGCGGGCGCTGCTGCCCGTATCCTGACCTCTTTGAAGGAGAACCGAATCGAAGTGATTGGTTGTTTAATCCTTGCACACCTTTTGGGTGTCAGCGACCGCATCTTGACACAAGTATCGGGAGTGTGCTTTTGATGGCTTACAATTATGGAAAGACATTCAAGAAGGATGGAAAATTGGTTCGATACCGTTATACTAACGGTAAAAAATCGACAAAGAAACTTGTTGCAGTTAGCAAGAAGAAAGTGAACCGCCGGCGCAAGAAGTGATTAACGTGTGCCCTAAATGCGGTTCTAACAAAGTTGCCGGAGTCATCATTGATGATGACCTAAAGCAACCTATCATTCATTACATGTGTGAAGCATGTGGAACGGAGTGGGTTGAATGACATACGTTGCTGAATTTATTGGACATATGATTCAGGAACAAATGGGGTTTAA